CTTGTCCAGGCCATAAATGTATGGCCTCAAGGCGTTCACGGTTCCTTGGGCTTGCATCTGCTGGATTCCAACAAGCGCATCCGAGTTGGCCGTACCTGCATTGGTGGCGTCATTCACGCCTATCTTCCGCTCAATGTTGGCTATTGCCATCAACAGGGCTTCGGTGGCTGCTTGCATTGGCTCCCGCTGGCTCATCTGTATTGGTGTGAGCGGGATTCCCTGCCCCCCATAGGAGTCATATTCAGGGTTCGGGTTTACAAGGCTCAGGATGCCCGATGCCATGAATGCCTTGATAAGTGTGGCCTTGTCCATTGCAACGCCATCCGCTCCGGGGGTTCCCTTCAACCAGTCGTCCAAGATGGCCAAGCCGTCCGGCTGGATGCGTGACACTATCTGAATCCATTTACGGGTAGCAACCTGCACCATGTCGATGTCGGGCATGATTTCCTCCACGATGGATTTCCAGCGCATCTTGAAGTTGTAGGGGGCAACCACCTTGATCGGCAAACGGGCATCACCAAGGCCGCGCATGGCTTGGTTGGGCATCTTGCCGTAATTGTAAACGAAGTCGGTGCCCACGATCCACCAGCCTTGGTAAACGCATTTGTAGCTTGTCCTGAGTGCGGTCACGGTTTCGTTGTCGCCCTTTGGCTCCCAGTCGCTTGCCTTGCGCTCAATGGACTTGTTACCGCTTGAGTATTCCTTTATCCTGTGGTTCTCCTTGTTTGAGGTATAGTAGTAGAATTCCAATACCTCGTATTTCTTCACGTCACCCGAAGATATGCCGCCGGATGTCGTATTGGCCGTAAAGATCGTGGTTGGGCGGGATTCTATCTGCCTGTATTCGTCCTCCGTGAATTGGTCGCCAGCCATCTGCTTGATTGAAGGCAAGTCCATCACATGCCTTGCCCCTTGGTACTTCGCATCCGAGAAGTCGTTCCTGTTGCACATGGGCAGCAACAACAGTTCAGGCGGAACGGTTTCCACACGGATGACACCCCCCGAATCGAGGTGCGTTGAAAACGCTCCTATGCCGACAGGGATCATGTCCTTGAAGACAAGCTCCTTCACCAAGTCCTCAAACTTGTTGGCCGACATCATGCTTGCGTACAATGCGGACTGCATCGCTGTGGCGAATGCTGGCCTGTAACCGCCCTGCAAGTCATAAAGTTCTATTTCATCCGTGGTTTGGGGGGCATCGTCCTGCTGCATGGACTCAACACCCAACTGCTTGTAGATGCTGTCAATGAATGACTTCTGCATGACCTTGCCTACATCCCTGTATTTTGCCTCCTGCATTTGGGAGGTGGATGCGGTATCACCCGGCATGACCTCAAGCACAGGCGGGACTTCACAGATGATTGAATGCACAAGGCGCATGTACTTTGCAGCCACGGCATTGACGCGCTTGTCTATCACTGTATTGGTCTGCCCATCGCCCGTTGTGCCGTCCTTGCCCTTTGGTGTAGTAAATAGCCTGTCATACCTCCACGTGGACTGCATGCCCATCATGTAGTCGCGGTATTCATCAAACAGGCCGGAAAGGGCATCCCAAGAAACCCTGTTGCTGTTCAGGTTCTCTGTGAAGCTGGCCTTCCCACCCCAAGGAGCAATCAGCCAGTTAGCGTATATGGCTTTTGCCCACGCAAGGTTGAATTCCTTGGTGTTCTTTTGTTCATCAGGGATGTTGTCATCGGGAAACCCACCTGACCCTACCTTGATTGAACCTAATGTGCTGGTATCAGTAGAACGCCTCATATACACTGCCACCGGGGGCCGCTTTTGGTTTTGTTGCAATATGCGATTTTTTTTCCGCTTGCGAAATGATGCCCGGTGCGCCCTTGAGCAATGCGTACTCCACGGCAACGTATTCATCAAACGGTTCCATGTCCTTCAAGTCAACGACCATGAATTCCTGCCACGTCTCAATAAATGGACAAGTGAGTGCGCTACCGAATTCCTCGACCCACAATTGTATCTTCTCGGTGCCCTTTTGGTGGACAAACTCCGAGGTATAGGTGTCAACGGGCGGGGCACCACGGCTGTTGGCCGTCCGCTTTATCAGGTGGGCTTCAAGCGGGCTTTTGGCCTTGAACCATCCTGCATCCGATTCCTTTAGGAAGTCCTTGAATGACTCCCCACGGTTCATTTCAAGGTGTATCTCAGCCCCCAGCCACATGGCAAGTTTCAATACATTCTGGAAGTCCGTTGTCTTTGATGGGTGCCTTTGCCTGTACCTTGCCACAAATGAATGGCTTAACAGCTCCCTTGCGCCACCATCCCTGTATGTCTCGCCATCGATCCGTATGTCGTAAGGCCAAAACACCATTGCAGCCATGTCGGATAGCTGTGTGGTCGTCCGGTGCTTCTTGTCCATATCAATCGGGTCAAGTCCCATGACCTTGAGTTTGGCTGGACGCCATCCGCTTGGGGTTTCGGTGATGTTGTTGAACCTGTACCCAAGGTCAGCCGCCCGCTTGGTTTCCATGAATTCCAACATCCTGACCGACACATCATACACGCCATTCTTGGCTTCCTTGAACACAAAGTCACCGGGCACCCCAACCAAGTTTCCCCGCTTTGAAAGGTGCTCCGCAAAAGTCCTCCCGTCCGGCTGGATACGGCAAAGGTCGGCCATTGCATTTCCACAGATCAGCGGGTCAATGATTGCACTGCCCACGCTTGGGCGGAATGCTTCCTCTACCGTGAAAGGGTATTTACGGAGTTCGGAAGCAAGTGCCTTGTTGTCCGAAGCCATTTCGGAACGGCGCATCTTGAGGTAAGACCAAGCCCCATGCTCTGCCCATATTTCCGCCTTGGTGTTCTTGTTGCCCCAAGCATCGTCTTCTTCTTCGTCCTTGTATTTTTCAACCAGCCACGTGTATTGGTCAGGTGTCGGCTTGTCTATGATTGCTTCGCCAAACCTTCCTATGAAGGCAATGTCGTCGTAAAGCCCATACCAAGCAGGAAGGAACAGCCTGACCAGCTTTGATGGTGTTGTCCTTGTGCCGGAAGTCTTTGCCAGCGAGGGTGCGCTTGCATTCCAAAGCCGCCTGTAACACCCGATTGCCACCTCCGACTTGGCTTCCTCCATTGTTGTTGGCATCATCAGCTTCCCGACAAACCTGCCCTCATCAACCATTGTCGGGGTTATGACCTTGACTTCCTCGAATATGTCCTTGTCAACCACCTTCGATGACTCATCCAAAAGGCCGCCATGCAGTTTCGACCCGTCCACGCTCTTGGTGAGCATGATTGTGCTTTTAAGCCCCTCCTTTTGGTCAAGGGCTGACTTGCCCTTCCTTGGCGGGGTATCGAAAACGAAGCCGTTTTGGGGTTTATCATACCCGCTTGCGTAGGGACGGAAAAACTCAGGCACGTTGTCGTACATCGGGACAAGCTTCTCCGAGTAGATCGATTTCTTGGCATGGGTAAGGGTATTCGATGCAATGTAGGTTTGGATTGCAGGGACACGTGTTGCGTACTCCTGAATGAATGCCAATGCCTTGAAGGTAGCCCCATCGCGGCGTTTCTTGAGGTAGGTCATCCCTGCAAGTCGGCTGTTCTTGCAAACCGACTCCCATGCGTAGAAGAAATACCTGTCACTGTCCCGGTAGTCGGGATAGCCCTTGCCGATCCAGCACCATTGCAGGTAGTACCAATGCAGCCCGGTCAAATAGACCAGTTGGTTGTTTATTATGATCCATATCCCCTCCTTGCGCATCTTCCAGTGGCGGGCTGCAAACTCCATCATTTCAACGGTGGCGTATTTCGGGACGCCATCGTTATCGACTTCCTCAAACCACCGGAGGTTGCCGTATATCTTGGCTTGCCGTAATATTTCCCGCTTTGACCAGCAATGTGGCGTTTCCTCCCTTTTCCATATCTGCTCGGAAGTCAGGTAAGTCCCGGCTGGTTTGTCCAGATTAATGATTTCGGCATGGTCAAGCGGCAGCGATTTGATTACGCATGGAATCTCATCGTCAAGCTTCTCCACCCACCCTATGCCGATCTTCTTTTCCGTCTTGTATTCAATGCCTCCATGGACAAGGGTCTGCCATTCGTAAACCCTGCGGATGTCGTCAAGCGTGGGGGCAGCTTCTTGGCTCATGCGTTCAATCCTGCCTGTGATTCGGGGGACATGGCCTTGCTCAATGCCCGCTTGGTTTCATCGCTGTTGTCCTTGTCCACAAACAGGCGGCCTTCGATTTCATTTTTTAGTTTGATGATTTGCTCAAGCTGTATTCCTGCATCACAATTCATTTTTATGATCTTGGCCTTGTCATCAGCGGAGCATTCTGATAAGTCCATTTTTTCCCTCAAAAGGGAGTTAAACTGGTTAATCTTGATGCACAGTGATACCCAATATTCTACCCAGTCGTTTTGGTATTCCAAGAACCATGCTGACAAGACATTCATAAAATCCCTGTTTTCAAATACAATTGATTCCGCGATTATATCTGGGATTGATGAATCATTTATTGCCGCCAAAAACCTTGATTTTGGGTTTTTTATCTTTTGGTGCGGGCTATCCTTGTGGTAATAATTGCAGCAAAAACGTGACATGGCCTTAGACGCCACTTCATCAATGCCATCAATTGTTATGCCAATAAGCCTCTCTTTGTTCCTGTCCTTAAGCCATTCCATGCTGCACCTGTATTTTCGCCAAACGTGTCGCCGTTGCCATTTTCTCGTTTTGCGCAGCTTGGCTTGTGTTGCCGTAGATGGCAAAGACCTCGCTGTCAATCGTGCTTAAACGCCAGTCGCCGTTGAAGTCGATGAATTGCTCCTGAAAACCATGCCCGATGATGTCACCCACCTTCAATGGCTCAGGCATGTGCATCCAGTGCTTGTCCTTTGGCAATGCCGTGACGAACGACAAACCCTTGGAGACTTTAAGCGAGGACGGTACTGATGTCGATCCGCCAATGAAGCCCTTGATGAATACATGGTCAAACAGCGGCTCCGCCAACCCATCCTTGCCTTTTTTGCCGATCACCAACTGCATTTGCAGCAGGTAGTAGGTTTTGCCTTCGTGCTTCACGATCCTGTCCGTGTCCTTGAAGGCCATGGGGGGTGCCAACAGGATGTCGCCTTTGTTGAACGGGCTTTTACCCTCCCTGTAAATCAGGCATCCTGTTGAGTCCTTCATTGCAACATGGTCATCCGGCAACGGGTTTTCAGTGACCATTTGGCGGATTGCGCTTTCATGGCATTCCACAACCCTTGCCATGAACTCCTTCCTGTCATTTGCCTTGTTCACTACCTTGCCAAGGGCATTTGTGACCAGCTTCTCAGGGTCAAGGGTAAGTATGCCTGAATCCCGCCTCAGAAGCGTGCCCCAAGGCGTTCCCTTTTCCTCAAGCAATTCGACAAGCACTGACTGCCCGCCCGATAAATCAACGATGTTCTTGCTCATAAATCCCCGAAATCAAGAATTGTGAAACCATACAGCATATTGGCATCCACATGCAGTTTTGCATTATGGACATCGGGACGATACCACAAGGGGTATGAAGGCACATCCAAGTCGCTTGGCTTGGCGGATATGACAATGCACGGCGCACCATTCACCTTCATCCATTGGATGCTTGTAATGGTCATGGATTTTGTAAGTTTCCTTCCCCCATCCTTGTCCAGTACAGTGATTGGCTTCTCCTTGCCTACCTCATAAACCCTTTCCAGCGGAATGGTTTTGCGCAGCCTTGTTTTTTGGTCAAGCACATCGTAGGAGCCTTCCTCAAATACCACCTTGAAAAACTCCAACGGCTCATCCATGGATTGCGCTGATTTGCTCCGCAGTCAGCATGAATACTGTTAGGCGGCTGACGGGAAGGATTTCAGGCTTGAAGAAATCAGCCTTGAATTGAACCGTGTCACCCACCTTGAGCGGAGGGTCAAAAAGATGGTCGGGGTCGAACCCATGGCTTATTTTCTGAACCAACCCCATTGTGGGCTTCCCGCCCGCTGTTGTCAGTTCCTTGGCTGGGATAATGATCCCGCTTTCAAGTTGATGGTCTTCACCTTTTAGCACTGTGCATAGTGCCACGTTTTTCCTGAGCCGCATGGCTCCAATTTCTTCTTTTGCCTTTTCCATTTACTGTTGCCCGTTTATTGGACACAAGGCAAATATACTTGCTTCCTTCCATAAACGGCAAGCCCCACCTTTTTGGGGCGGGGCGAAGGGAAAAACAATGCAGGACTCAGTTACTTGTAAGCGGGGTGCATAAATTGGAAAAGTTGGTCAATCTGCTGCAAGGAGGTTACGCCCTTAAACTCAGGATAGGACACCTTCCAAGGAATTGATTGGTTGGTTCCTGCAACAGGGCTGTTGTGTTGGTAGCCAGTCGTGACGAATCCTCCCTTGGCTATCTTGAACCAAAATCGGTACTCCCCAACCGTATGGTTCGCACCATCATGGAACTCGTTGAACTTCCAACTCAGGATTCTGTCCACGCAATCGGCAGGAATATTATAGTCGGAATAGGATAGCTTGATCCTTTCTGCTTTTACGTCTTCCGGTGTCATGGATTACCTCCTAACGCAATCTCAACCCCAAGGAAAAAAGACTTGACTTCTGCTATTGCTAAACGAGCCGCCTCTTGCCCAAATACAGTACCAAAATAGGCGTGGTGGATTACCGTCCCAGTAGGGGGTTGTTCGCATTTGGAATATCCTTTGGCAGGGGTGTTGACATACCGCTCGGTGCCCGTTTTTGCATTACGCTTAACGTACATTGCGGGCGGTTCAATCAGCCTGTACACAAGGAGGTTCCAACCGTTGTCGTAGTCATATTGGTCAATACGTTTGCCAAGCTTCCAAAACAGCACAGCTTGCTTATTCTTTCCGCATGGGAATGAGAAGTAAAGGCTATTCATCCGATTGGAAACGTCTTGGGGTAAGATTTTGTAGCAATGGGGCGTGAATGTCACCCCGTCCACGATTGGGTTGTCATACAATTCACCTGTGCGATCCTCAATCGCATCATATACAATCTTCTTTTTGGCGAGTTCTTCTTCTTCTTCGGTCATAGTCTTGTTGAGTGTTTCTGTATCAATCCTCGTCTTCGCCATAGGTCTTGACCAATGACTTCAACAGTTCATCAGCCTTGTCTTTTGGCAGCTTCTCAAACAGCCTTTCGATCAGGTCGCTGCTGTCAAAGCGCGCTTCTCGGTAATGAATCATGTCGTCCAAAAGCCTTGCGAATTGGTCAAGGGCATCAGTGGACACGTCCCTAATCGGGGCTTTCTTGAAGTCCGTTTTACCATCTTCGGTTTTGAAGTAGGTGCGTTGCTCGATGTCTTCTTCTATCAATACGTTATCGGCCTTGATAGTCAAGAAGTATCCGTAGTTTCTTGTGTTCAATGAAATCTCCATTGTGTTACAACTTTGTTGAGTGTCTTTGGATATACGCTTTATGCTTTGAAAAGGTTACGCTTTCCTGTTTCCATTTAAGCGGGCCGTTCTCCCATTTGGCATGGCACTTATCCAAACCTTTGCAATGAAGGACGCAGTTTTCAATTGTTTCTGAAAGTTCGGGATGTGCCCCTTGGGAAAGAAGATGGCTAAGGTCGATTGTTGAGCGGGTTTTTGGGGCACCGCATTCCTCGCAGATGCACCCTTTTGTCTCGATCAAATAGGTCTTTATTTCAGCAAGCGCAGCCCGCTTATCCTTGTGGGACTCTGTTTCCGGTGCTGACATGAAGCCGGATTTACCCCTAGACTTGGCAGCGGATTTCTTACGGTCTGCATCACACCATTGGCAGTGTTTATCAGCGAAGGATGTCCATCGGTAGGTGATTCGGACGCCCGTTCTATCGCAGTGGTCACAGTCTCCTATGTGTTGGTTTAAGCCCATTGTGAGGGAATAAATACTTTGAGTAAGGCTTTGCCCTTGACAACTGTGAACTCGTCAAGGTAAAGCCGCTTTTCAGCATCGGTCACAAGGGCTACATGAGTCCTGTTGCTAGGGTCAAATGGGATGAAAAACCGCCAATGACCAATGTAGGTGCCGGATTCAATCCACTTGATGATGTTCTCGTAGGACGGATATTCAGATGTTTGCTTTTCAAACATTCGGAAGGCGAGTTTCCGCTCTTTCATCACCTGCGAGAATTTGCGGCCTAGCGGGCGTGTAGTTCCGTTGTTCATACCTTGCGCTCCTTGTTTTCGTGTAGGATTCTTTCAAAACGATCTTTGTGTGCCTCCCAAACCTTCCATTCACCTGTTTCGGGATCGAACTCGGCGGACGGATTAATTTTCGCAAATGCCAAGTGAAGTATCTCAACAGTTTCGGTCGGATACAATCGAAGGAATTGGGAGCAAAGTTCTGCTTGACTGTGCTTTGAAAGTTGAGTGTATGCTATTCGTTTCATGGCTTTACCTCCTTGGATAGAAGGTAGCCCTCAAGCGCGTGTTGCTCAACTGCGGGAATACCAAGCCATACCCCATTTGTGCCGTCAATATAAGCCCCGTACTTGAATTGATTCATTCCGGCGCGGTTAATAATACTGATTTCCGCATTTTCGCACCGAGCATCAAATTCGGCAGCAATGGCATCGTATTGCGGTTGAAGTGGCTCTGACCCGATTTCAATTCTGCGAACATCAGGCACAATACCCCATTTTTTTTCAATTTGCTTGCGCTCCGTCATTAACTCGGCGGCGGTCATGTCTTTCAACTCTTTCATAAGTCCTCCAATTTGCGCTTCAAACGGTCAACAAAGTTTTGTGCCGAAAATCTATTCAAATCTTCTTCTCGGTCATAACCAAGCAGTTGTGCTTTTTCAAGCTCGATTTCAAGCAACTCCTTGCGAAGCTTTTTGATTTCATCAAGAGCTTGTGCTGCGTAGTCGGGTGTTCCCCATGAATTATTGTCTCCCATTGTATTGTGTTGAGTTTTCTTGTTTATACGGTGAACCCTTGCTTAGGGTTACAAGGGGAATGCGTCTATTTCTGCCCTTATGCCGTCACTGTCTTTTTCCTTTTGAATATCAGCCGCCGACATGGTTACGTCCCTGTAATTTCCGCCTTCATTGAAGCTGGCAAACTTGCCATTAACGAAACGAGCCTTCTTTGCCCCTCCCGGTGCCCCCATGCGTGTCTTTGCAAAGATCACCTCGCAAATGTCCTTGGTTGATGAACCGTCCTCGTAAAGATCAAGCCCATAGTATTCAGGCCGATACAGGAACATTACCATATTGGCATCCTGTTCGATTGAGCCGGATTCCCGTAGGTCACTGAGCATTGGTTTCTTGTCGCCGCCACGTGTTTCAACCGCCCTTGAAAGCTGGCTCAAGGCAATGATAAGGCAGTTTTCCTCATTTGGTGAGGCTAATTGCTTCAATGTCCGGCTGATATTGGAGACTTCCTGTTCCCTGTTTCCTCCGGGTGACTTGCCTAGCTGGATATAGTCGTAGATGAATACTATCGGCGTTTTGGGATCAATCTTGTTGTCCCTCCTGAAAGACCTTATTTCAGCCCGGACTTCATTGATGTGGCTTACCGAGCAAATCTCGATCATCTTGTACTTGTTGGCGTGGATGGCCATGCCTGAGTATTGGTAGTCAGCTATGCCCCGCCCGGTCATCATCCTGAAACCGCTCAACCCAACCGAAGATGCCATGTCTCTTGCAGCCAGTTCCTCCCCGGTCATTTCCAAGCTGTTTATCAGAACCGGGTGCCCTTTGCCAGCCCATTGCAGGGCAAGCATCATCGCAAATGCCGTTTTACCCATGGCTGGGCGGGCAGCAACGATTGCTAGGTTTCCCGGAACCATTGCGTACTCTTGGAATCCATTCAGGTCTATGGTGAAGAAATTACCGCCATCCCCATTCCCTGCATTCTCCGCATCGTCAAGCGCGGTTTGGGCGCAATCCAATAGCTTCTTCCGGGTGCCGCCCTTTTTGCCGTTCAAATCCTCAAGGAAATGGATTGACCGGGTAATCAGTTCATCTGGCTGTGCCCCGGCCTCCTTTGATACCGCAATCTGCCTGTCGCCAATCCTCGCTATCTCCTTCAACTTCCAAATGCGGACAATCTCCAAAGCCCATGCCTCAATGTTGGCGGATGAAGAAACCTTGCTTATGAGTTCAGTCAAATAGTACGACCCGCCAACTGTTTCCGATTCCTTCATGGCAACAAGGGCGGAATTAACTGTAAGCAAATCCACAGGCTTGAGGTGCTTCTGCAAATGAATGACAGCCCTCATGATCGCCCTGTGCCGATCATCGGAAAACATCCTTGCCTCCAAGAACGGAACCTTGTCGATTGCGTCCTTTTCCAGCAGGATAGCCCCAAGAACCCCTTGCTCAAAATCCGATTTCTCAAATGCCATCAGTTCTTCACGTCTCTTGGTCTTGAGGCAAACAGCGAACTTTCAGGTTGCTGGTACTGTTTCCTTGCCTTTTTCTTACCGAGCCAGTCCTTCATGGTAAGGTAGAAGGAAACCCGCTTACCCCAAAACGATTTTTCATCGTAGTTCTGCATGGCCTGTACCTCCCTGAAAATATCCTCCCTTGAGTATTCACCCAATAGTTTGCAGTATTGGGCATAGGTCATCGGATCACGGAAGGATAGCGGGCGGAAATAGGGCCCCGGATATACATCTTCCTCACCATCGTACAGGAAGGCCACAAACATCTTGTAGCTTGCGCAATTAAGCCTGTCCTTACCGTTCTTGATGCTGGCTTCCGCCAACTCCATTTGCGCTTGGTATTCTGTGGCAGCGTATGGCTGCTCCATAGCCTCAATAGGTGTCTTTCTCTTTGCCATTTCTCATTGGTTGTTTTTCATTGTCACTTATTGCACGGTTTGAGCACCATTCCTTGACCTGTTTCCTCCAATAGTCAAGGAGGGCTTCGGCCTGACACTCAACATCGTCAAGGAGGCGATCAAGGCTGTCTTGTTTCATGCTGGTACAGCCTCTTTTTTAGCGGGCGTGTTGATTAAAATGCCGTCAAGGGCAAACATCACCAATTGGTTCGGAGCAACGGGCTTTGGGCGTTTTGGTTTTGGCGGGCCTTTACGGTCATCCATTGGCTTGAACTTCGCGCACTTCGATGGCATCCAAACATCGCCTTCCTTGTAGCCGATTTCTTCGAGGATGGATACCGATACCAAGCCATTGTCCATGCAAGCGTAGGCAAGATGGCATTCCAAGTGGCAGTGCTTGCCGTTTTTAGCCAGCCGCTCCGACTTCAAGTTGTCGTCCATCCGGCTTGGGTGGCAGCTTGCGCACTCAGAGCAGTTGTTACCGTCCCATATCTCGAATTCCGTTCCATTGCTAAACGGGCGGCGCGTTTCACCTTCGCAGTACCTCAAAAGAGGATGTTCCTTCTTGACCTTGCTCATGCTTACCTTGCTTTCAAGTCCTCCAAGTATCCATCACAAAGCTTTGCAACCGTTCTTTTAAGCGAGTTCACAGCCATGTCGGGCGCGTACTTAAAGAACCGCTTGACAGCCCGCTTATTATCCAAGTCAGGAATCTTAACATTGAGGGCTTTACCGTCAATCAGTTCATAGATCATCTGAACCTGCTCTTTTAAATCTTCTCTTGATGTCATTATCTCAATCGTTTCTTGGTTGTACGTGTAAACGGGCATCAGGGTTGCTTATTTCTTTATCGGGAACATAACCAAGTTTTATTTGCAGGTCTGCATCGTCAACCAGCATTAGATCAGCCCCGCATTCATTAGGCTCAGAACCCTCCCACTCTTCGTAATAGTCCGAATCGTGCTCCTTCAAGTCTTCCAAATCGCATTCATTGGCAATTGGGCACGAAAATGAATAACATTTACCTTGGAGCTTGCAGCCGAATTTGGCCACAAAATCCTTATCGTAAACCTTGTTTTGCCGGATGTCAAGCAAGAACGCCTGCCCTTCGGCGGTTTCTAAGGATTGCCTGATTTGGGCTATGCTTCCATACTCTCGGCGCAAGGCGGCTATTTCAACCTGATAGTGCAGCCGTTTTTTGAATCGTTCGGTTTCGCCATTGATCTTGACTAACTCTGCCTCTTGGTTGTCAGGCGCATCGCATCCATAACCGTTGTTGACGTTGGTATCTGGGTTGAAGTAGCCACATGCACGACATAGCTCGTCAAGGTGGATAACGATTGGTTTAGCCTTTTTCATTTCCCATCCTCCCATTCTTTTAGGATCAACTCCGCATCAATAACGGATTGCTGTAATTCTCCCAGCTTACCTGTTTGGCAAAACCGTTTGAGCACTTCGCTGATTTGCCTCAGCGCATCCACAAGCCCCTGCGGGTCGCGGTACGGGATGACGTTGCAGCCTTCGAGGGCTTGGTCAACAACATATTTTTTCATTCCATAACAAACAGCGTTCACGTCTTCAAAGGTCTTGAAGGGGAGCTTGTGGTTCATAGAAGCATACCCTGCAATGTAGTCGGGGCCAAGTTTCTTGATGCTGAACATGTTATCCTTTCCCTTTCCCCAAAATGTTCCAACTGCATTTAATGGCTCCCATTCAATCGGGGGCACTATGACGGTGAGCGGGGTTCGTAGATTCCAAAAGCTTACGGCTTCTTTCTCTGATTCCTTCATCGGGATTCGCGCAAGGCAAATGCTGCACTTTACCCAATAACCATCTGCACCCCACGCAGTTTCTTTTTCTTCGCAAATGCCTTGCGCTTTACCCCCGCAATGCGGGCAGGGCAATAGTATTTCTGTGCTCATGGGTTTTGGTGTTGAAGTTGGGTGCCCGTTTTTCTTGCAGCAATCAAATCCTCTAACTCGTAAGTCAAGGAAATGATCTTGCCCTGATAGCCATCAATGATTTGCGCCAAATCTCCATACTTGCGCAAGTCAACATCAGACAAGGGGCTGTCCTCCGTTTTATAGCGGACATCCCTGATCCACTTCTCGATTTCTTTGATGCTTTGTTCCATGCTAGTGTTTACGGTGCCCGTTGGGAAAAGTTGCAACAAAAAAAACGGGGCTTGAACCCCGCTTAAATTGAACTTTTAAGAGATAGTGAATAGTTGGTCACAAGTCCTCCTGCTCGATACGTGTCATGGTGCCTTGAATCCACCCCAATACATGCCCTGTTGCATAAGCCGCATCCCTAACGGATTGTGGTAGCCCAATTGGGGGTAGGCTTTTGATGGCCTCAACCTCGGCTTCATTCCTTGATACGATCTCAGCTTTGAGTCTTTCCCATTTGGTGTCAGCGGGCGGCTTGTTAAGCCCCAATAGAGCATAAGCCACAGACCATTGTCCGGTTTGTGCGGCTATTGATGCACTTAAATACAGGCCGGATACGCTATTGATATTGAAGTAGAACATCGGCCCACTAATCCTACGATGATTATCGCGAACGAGTTTACCCCAAAGGAATTCTTGTGCCTCATAATCGCTTTGGCACAGCCTCTCGCACTCTGCAAGGACGGCGGCTTTTATTTCTTCTTGTGTCATATTCAGTCTTGGTTAATTGTGATTGATTTAGAACCCGATTTACGGGCAAGGTATTTCATCATCAAGCCCGCCAATACAGGAACCTCAGCTTCCGGCAAATGGAAGGTAAGCACCTTGCGCTTTTCACCATTGACCTTAATCTCCCTTATCATGGCCTTTCGGATGTCTGAAAGCTTTCCTGCCCCTGCTTCTGTATCCATTACGAATTGGAACAAGGCGTATGAGGTATTGGTGTCCTTCTCCGTGACCCCGTTGAGGATCAGCAACGAACCATCAGATAGCATTTCCGCTGCCTCAAAGCCCGTTTCGCAGATATTGGAAAGGGATTGGAGTCCTGCAAGCCGCCTTTGGAGTTCCGCTTTGATCGCCCGCTTACCGACACTAAAGTCAGGATTTAGGGAGTAGAAGTGGAAGCTGTTGTTTAGCTGCTTATGGATCACTGTTTCCATTTGGCTGTGCTCAACAAATTGCCCATCGGGAAAATGGATGTCGTCATATTCCCAACAATCGGGGATTGTTTCCTCCTTGAAGCCCGATTCTGATAGGGTAAGCAAGTAAACCGTGAATGTGCTCATCTGTAATCTTCGTGGTATTGGTGCATGATAAACGGGATTTTAGCCCTCAATTGATCGGGATGGAAGATGTCTGTCTTGCAGGTGTACTCGCACATCTTATCAAGGTCGCGCACATCCCCTATTTCAGATGGGGCTACTTTGATAAGGTTCTTGCTCCCTTCCCAATAGTCATCCTGTTCGCAAAGAAGCTTGTATAGAGGCTCGATGTCCGCTTCTTTCTCAACGAGGACAACGCCTTGCCGCTTATGCTCCCATGAGTCCCCTCCTGAGTAAGCTTTTGATGTGATTTTGATTTCCATGGTGTTGTTTACGGTGTATAGGAGGATAAGGTTGCAAATAAAAAACGGGCATCAGGAGGGTTTTAAGCCAGTCTTGATGCCCGCTTATCAAATGACGGTCAAATAAGGGGAACAGTCATAAGTGTGGTGTCTTTCTGGGTTCTACGGTAAAACACGATAAGGGTTGTCTAGGATTCCGGTCTTCCAAAGGCCAATAACACCAATCAAGGTGCAGATGCTACCTGCGTAATAAGACAGGAGAATCCCGCCCCAAAACCCAATTCCACACCCAATTATGCCAAAGCAGATCACCCAACAGGCATATTCAACGTCCGATTTTTGCAACCAATTCATCTTACTGTATTTTGCACGTAATTGTTTCATGGTTTTTCTACGGTAGAGCAGGAAGGAAGGTTATAGCCAGCCCGCTAAATATTCTTGCAGGTATATTCATAGTCATCTGTTTGGGTGATCCCCACGGAGTCGAGCCAATTAATGTCTTCCTTGCTTTTAAATACATGTCCAACAGGCTTTAAACCAAGGACTACATTCGGATCACCAAGCGGGCTTTGCAGGAAGTAATGGAACGCCTTCATTTCACCGCCACCCCTGAAAGAAGACGTGACGTAAGCGACAAAGACAACCCGTTTAGCCAGCAGCCGATCAATCATCCACCTGAATAGCCAATGGGATTTGACCTCCTTCGACACGGAAATATACTTATGGGCTTCCTCGGCGGATATATTGACCTCAACGGGCTCAGGATGTCGTCTTGAACCTATCTTGACACAACATACACCGTCCATGTTTGGAATATAGGGAGCGTCTTCCTCGTAGCCTTCATCACCCTCCTTCCAGTCCCGCTTCCAAAGGCAATCTTCCTCATAGTCCTTCACCGAAGCCCAGCAGCCAGCAAAATTAACAGATGTACTTCCCATATTTGGCTATACGGAAGCCCGCTTAAAATGTTCGCTAAACAGCCATGGTTTTTGCGATATTCAAGGCTGACTTGCAGGAATAAAGCTGGTTTTCAAGAATCTTGACCCGCCGCTCACTTCGCTTAATGAACCCAATCAATGCTTCCTCCTTGGTCTTGTAGGCGAACTTCTTCCTTGAATCCTTGGATACCCACCGCCCTGCGCTCCTTAAACCAGCTCCGCTTAAACTCCCGTATCCAATCCAGTACCCTTTTGGTGTTTCCTTCCATAAGGAATACGTGCTCAGGACAACCCTAATATCGGGCATCGCAGAAGGCGAATATTCACCATCAGAATCCATCGAAGAATAATGAACAGCCTCGTAACGGTAAAAATTGCATTCGGGGTTTTCCATGTTTGGGTTTTACGTGGGGGAGGGAATAATGGTTACAGGGAATGATGCTCACATCCAACAATAGGACGGACAAGTTTCTCGCCTTCCAATGGTTCAAGGTCTTTAAACGGGTCAAGGTCATTATAGGGATCGGAGATGGCCGGATTATTACACGAACGGTAAGTCCAACTCTCCGATGGGCATCCCCCTATCTCAGGATGATCGCACCCATCCTTCACAACTTCATGGAATTTGCAGGTAAGGCAGGTCCTCAAAGCCGGATTCTTCCAACAGCGGGACTCATGCGCCTCCACAGTCTTCTTGTCCTTAAATGCCCTGCGACCACACT